TAAAAGCTTGATTAAAAACTTGTTGAGATGCTTTTATTTGATCTAATTGAAACATAAGAGTTTTCTCTTTGTTAGCAAGATCAGTTAATTGCAACTGTATGTATTGTTGTTTTTCTGAAAGTTTAACTTCTTTTGGTTCTACTTTATCTTTAGCCATTAGTTAGCTACGATATACGCTTTGCCAGTTGTAACTGCACCTGTATAGCTAGACTTATCTAATGAGTCTCCTGCTACATCAGGTGTATTATTTGTTCCGTCATAAGCTAAAATAGTTTCAAGATGGTCAACATTACGCTGTACCAACTCGTTGATTTCTGCTTGAGTCATTGTAGAAGCTACTATATTTCCTTCTTTATCTATAATTGCACCTGCGTAAACTGAATTACTGCCATCGGTGTTAATGCCATTAATAAGCGTTACGCTATCGGTTGCTGATGTTAATACTTTTTCTACTGTTTGCATTTTTAATTTCCTAACCTTCTAAGGTTTCTATTCTTGCTGTTAAAGCATCTATCTTATTGTCTGCTTCTTGTAATGCTTTTATTAAAGGCATTATTAATTGTGCAGGACTTAAGGCTTGTGAGCCATCTACTTCTTCGTTCCAAACATCAAATTTAGCTGTTTCAATACCTTCAGCATCCATAGCAGCTTTAACTTCTTGAGCAATTAAGCCTGTTTGCCAATCTGTTTTTGTAGCTGCAGTTTTTTCGCTATCATAACTTGTAAAACTTTCGGGAAATTCACTAGGTGCTTTCCATTTAAAGTTTACTGGTCTTAAACGATTTATAAATGAAAGACCTAACTCATGGTCTGCAATATCTTTCTTCATTCTTTCATCAGAACTAGCAGTAATAGAAGTGCCGCCCAGTGCAATTCTTGAAAATGTACTTCCTTTAACAAAAGCTATCTCATCATCTGCTGTACCTGTTCCATTGTTAGAATTTCCAATAACATATCTATTTGAAACAGAGCCTATAGATGTTGCATTTCCTAAAATAATATTGCTAGAACCATCAGTGCTTTCACCTGCTTGATGTCCAACAAAAGTATTAAAGTTACCAGAAGAAGAACCTTCTCCTGACTCATTACCTATAAATATATTCTCTGAACCTGTATATCCATAACCTGCTCTATGACCTAATGCAGTATTCCTGTTTGCTGTAGTGCAACTATATAAAGAATATGCACCAATAGCTGTATTAGAGACTCCGCTAGTATTTGAGTATGCTGCATGAGTGCCAAAAGCTGCCATTGTTTCACCAGTACAACTTCTTGCAGCAGAGTAACCAACCGCAGTTAAATATTCCGTTGTAGTATTTAGTCTAAGTGCTTGTCTGCCTACAGCAGTACAGAATCTTGCAGTAGTAATATCACCACCTGCAGTCCAACCTACAGCAGTGTTTTCACTTCCTGTTGTTAAATCACCAAGAGCATCTTTACCTACCGCAGTATTTGCACCCCCTGTAGTAGCAGCATCTAATGCTTGTAGACCAACTGCTGTGTTGTTAGATGCTTCAGTGTTTACTAATAATGCTGATTGTCCTATTCCTGTGTTGCCAGTTCCAGTTGTTGTGGCTTGTCCTGCATTAGTACCAATAAAAGTATTTTGCTCACCCGATGTTAAAGCTGCACCTGTATTAAAACCTACTACTGTATTGTTATCGCCGCTAGTTAAAGCTGCAAAAATATCTAAACCAACACCAGTATTATAGTTAGCTGCATCAATCGTTCCTGTACTAGCATCGCCAAGCATAATTGAACTTGTGCCAAATGTTTTAGCATCTGATAACCCATTTATACTTGTTGCGCCACCACTTGAAGCATCTTCCCAAGCTACACCACTTCCTGTTGAGGTAAGCACTTGTCCATCACTACCTTGTCCACCATTTACTTTAAAGTTTTCAGAATCTACAAGACCTGCAAAAAAACTTTTATATTTTAAACTAGCTGTACCTAAGTCAATATCGTTGTCTGTAACAGGAGAGATTGATCCATCTGCCATAGTAAACTGAGCAGTACCACCTGCACTAAACGACATCACATCTGCTGCACTAAAGAATAATCCTGCATTGACATCGCCTGTATTACTAATACTAGGTGCTCCTGCTGAACCATCTGCAAAAGTGACTTGACCTCCAACTGTAAGAGTAGATGCCATATCAACAGCACCATCTATGTCTACAACATCAAGATTAGCTGTTCCATCAACATCTATATCACCTGAAATATCTAAAGCAGTTCCAATAAGTGTTTGAGTAAGTGTTATTTGACCATTAGATGCTATTGTCATTGCATCTACATCCGATGCAGAGCCAATAGTTTTACCATCGCCAATAATAAGATCGTCAGTAAGTGTAACTATACCTGTTACTCCTAGAGTACCACCTATGGTTGCATCGTCTGTGACTGTAAGATCGTCTTGTACTTTTAAATCTACGACTGAAAGACTGGCAAAAGCATCAACAACTGCTGCTCCACTTCCTGCTCCGTCTGAATACACGACTTTAGTATCGGCAGGTGGAATGGTAATGTTTGCACCAGAACCACAAGAAATAATAATATTTTGAGAGCCAGTAGTAGCGTTTTCTATAAACCAAAGTTTAGAAACAGTATTAGGGCTGATGGTAATTGTACAGGCTGAATCTAGTGTGCCTGTATATTTTAGGTACATAGAACGACCTGGATCGGTTGCTCCGTCTGCTATAACTGTTGAATGAGTATCAGCGTTAGTAGTAATGGCTTCTGTGCCATAACTAAACGCTTCTGCTATTAATTCTAAATTTGTATTGGTTGTTTCGCCCCACGTTCCACTACCATCACCAGTAGCCATCTCATTGAGTCTTAGATCGTTTACGTATGTACTTGCCATCTTTTATATCTCCGTGCTTTATTGATTGTATATCTTTTTTGTTAAAATGTTAAGCAACTTCTTGCCAGTTAGGTGATTGAGAATCAGAAATAACCGACCAGTCGGTAGTTACTCCTGGAACTATCTCCCCCCAAATAAGAACAAAATTTATTTCGCCTGTTCCTGCAACTGTTGTTGGGAAAACGATAGCGTCTGCTTTTGTTTGTAAAGAACCTATTGCAGACGTTGCATTAAGTCCTGTGATTTCGATTACGTTATTACCAATAGTTGATACACTGCCTAATGCAGAAGTACCTGCTAAACCAGTAGGAGCTACATTCGCAATACCTGTGACAGTTTCACTGCCTATAGCACCAGTTCCTGCAACACCAGAACTAATAACTACTTCTGCAGTACCTGTAGCGGTTTCAGTACCTAATGCAGAAGTACCTGCTAAACCAGTAACTCCTGTAAGAGCAACTCCTGTGGCAGTTGCTGTTCCTACTGCTCCTGTAGCAGCAACACCTGTTTCCGCAACTATTGCAGAACCTTTACCTGTAACAGAACCTAAAGCAGAAGTACCTGCTAATCCTGTCTCGGTAATATTTGCATCACCTGTGACTGTTTCTGAACCTAACGCAGAAGTACCTGCAACTCCTGTAAGAGCAACAGATAAAGGTTCACCAAAGGTTCCTTGACCCCAAGTGCCTCTGCCCCAGCCAGTGATACTAGCCATAAGTTAACTTAGGCTATTCTAATAATTGCGTTAGATGCGTCTGCTGTTGGGAAGGTTATTGTAAAACTACCTGCTGTAGATGTTTTATCTCCACCAAAATCAAACACAGCAACTGCGGGGTCACCTGATTGTGTATCATTATAGATCATACACCCTCTTGCTGTAACAGTGGCTGTACCAAAAGTTAAATCAGCAAAGTCAGTAAACGCTGTTGTTCCTGAAGATGTTGGATTAATATTGGTTAATGCCGCACCACCTGCAGTATAATTTGTTCCTGATGCCTCTTGACTTGTGCTGTATGCTGTAGTAGCCGCAGTCATTGTTGCTGAACTTGTGTATAACGCTAGTTTGAAAGAATTGCCACCAGAAGCGAGAAAATTATGTTTTCCTTCTAATAGTTCTTTTTTAAAGCTTGTACACATTGCTTGTGTTATTGCCATTATAGTCTCCTGATAATATTAGCTAAGTCTTTATGACCTTGCTGTTCTAATTGATTACCTATTGTACACATATGGTTTTTTATCGCCTCTTGCATATAATAGCTAATTATCTTTTTACACGCATCTCTAAATGCATGAGCTTGTGCCCTTATGGGTGCAGGAGCTGTATCGCTCACAGAAATTATTTTATTAACCGCCATTTCAGAAACTTCATCAACACTAAGTCCTCTGTTGTCTGTAGTGGTTACTCCTAAATTGCCTACTTTTAAATCTGATCTTAAAGAAAACATATTAATACTCTTTTGGCTCTACGGGATTTAGTTCTTTTAAATCATGTCTATTAATAATCCCTACAGGTTTATTTTTTGGTTCCATCTGTACTTCAGATAATTTACAAACATTCATATCTTTACCATCTTGATAAACAATCTTAGGATCATCAAGTCTATGATAACCGTATAGTTTTTCATGTAAAGGAATATCCATATCTAACAAAGTTGATCTAGGAGCGACTTCTATCTGCATTCCTGCATCAATACATTTAGATAACCAAAACTCAGTACATGATCTACCTGCTTCCGCAAAATGCATATTGTTTTTATAAGTAAAATCGATTCCAAATAATGAAATTTTACCAACCTTACTCCATAAAGCAAAAGCTATAGCGTATGGAATAGTGTTATTAAAATAAGAACAACCTAAATCATGTACAACAAGTTCTATGGGGTATTCTATAGCCGCGGGGACTCTATCGTCTAACTCACAAGTATAGATAGGAAAATTACATTTAGGTAATTTCTTTCTCATCATAGCAGTCATATTTCCTGCATCATCAGTATCTAAAAATCGACTCATCGGGTCTAATATAAAAGCTTTATCAATATCGGGTAAAACACCAATCATTGCGTTTATAGCCCAAACCTCATCAAACTCTACACTATGTGTTTGCGAAAGGTGAAAATCTAGTTGACTTTGCCCCATAGCAACGATCGCAACGTTTTTACCCTCTAGTTCTTTCATGCTTGTGGTTGTATTTTAAGTTGATCATTTCGAGCTTCATCTCTAACGTCTTTATATTCCCCAAGAACTTTAAGTAAGGCTAAAGCTTCTTGGAATTTTTGTTCGTATAGCATAATAGTATCAGGAGCTTCTTTCATAAACACTGCACCTTCTACTAAAGCTCCGTATAACATAGCATTAGGAGCATTATCGGAAAGCCAAGTTTGTTCGCTTGATTGCATACTTGTTAAAGATGCTGGTCTGTAGTTGTAATGAAGTTCGAAATCTAATGTAGCGTTAGGTGTAGGGGCTAGTAAAAAAGTATTATCATCAAACTGAGAATAATATAAAGGTAATCCTTCTGTTGATGCTGAAGGGGTGTAGTCTCTAATCCAGGAAACGTGTTTTAATAATAAATAACTATAATTACCTGAACTATCAATTAAAGCTAAACTGAAAGGAGATAAGAAATCTGAAGGAGTTGCTAAATAAGTATTGCCTTGCGTAGCTCTACCTGTAACGTTTTTACGAAAAACAGGAAGTTGTACTCCTTTTAAAATTCTTTCCTCTGTTGTTTGTATAAACGTATCTAAATTATTAACAAAAGTAGTTTCTGTATTATCTAAATAA